TGTACATCGGACAGGCATTCGCTCCGGGAGTGCTCGGAAGCGGGCTTGCGATGATGCCGCGAGTCGCAAAGTCCAGCGCGGATAACTACGGCGAGTGGGCGCTTTTGGTCTGGCTCATGTACGCCGGATTCAGCTTGTTGGACTCCCGCTTCACGTATCCGATCTACTTTAACTGAGATCGAGGAGACCCGACCATGAGATTTCCTCAACAGTTTGTCCAAATCGGAGCGGCAAGCGCCGCGGTGACCTACTCTGGTACCGCCGGCACGCTCGTCGCGCCAACGACAAGTATCGACGGTGGCCTTGTGGGGTCGTTCCTCGCCGCACTTGCGGTTGTATCCATCACCACGAGCGGTCTCACGGTCTCGTTTACGTGGCAGGTGCTCGTTGGCTCCACGTGGGTAAATGCTATTTCCTCTGCAAACTCCGTTGTGGGGGCTACGGGCACCGGGACGCTTGCGTCAACGAGTATCTATGTTCCGGCTCCAGAGGGACTCGTAGCGGGTAGCCGAGCGATTCGTCTCGCGTCTACTACAGCCGTTCATGGCGGTGGTGGTGCCGGCGTCGACTCTTTCACGGTGGCCTACGAGTTCAGGGCGCCGAGCAATAGTCTAGGGTCGTAGGGCCTCAGGACGGTATAAGCGGGAGTAGCCTAATTTGCTTTTGCAATCTGAGCTGGCGAGGGTGATGGTCGAGCTCGGGTATAGCGGCCTGACGCTCTCCGCGCTCCCCTACGCCTTCGACGGCGTGACGCAGATCTTCCTGCAAGTCTTGCAGCCGTACATCCAGCAAGGGAACCTCACGACGTCGAGCACGGTGGTCCCCGCGACGTCCACTCCGCAGCTCGCCACGCTGGTCGTTCCGAACATCAGCTCGAACCCGACGTCCGGTCCCACAACCATGGCGGTCGGAGACATCCTGATCGTCGATCAGGATCTCGCGCAAGAGCGCTCGCACATCCAAACGATCACTGGCACCGGGCCGTACAGCATCTCGTGCCTTCTGCAGAACATGCACGTGGGGACGTACCCGGTGACCGTGGAGGGCGGCGAATCGCTCGTACGGCTCTACCTCCGCGAGTGCATCTACATTCAGCAGCGGATCTCCGCGTCGCAAGGACGCTTCGGGGTCAAGAAGGCCGACGAGGTCGAGTTCTTCGCCACGACTTCGCAGCAAGTCGGAACACGTGGCGAGCTTCTAGCGATGCAATCGTACTGGCGCGATGAGCTTGCCGTGGTGTGCGGGCTCGAGAATCTCCGGAAGAAGCGGCCTAGCGCGTGCGGCGGTCAGATGATGACGAATTTCTAGGATGCCGCCGCTCCCCAACTTCCAGCAAACGATCCTGTCGGACCTTGACGAAATTCGTGGCATCGCTGGCGAGCTGGGTCTCAGGCCGTACACCGTCACGGTGCAGCTTCTCACGTATTCTGGGATTCGCGCGGGGCTTGGAACGAAGACGGCCGGTCCCGTGCTCACTCTTCAGAACGTCAGCTCGGGACCCTTCCCGCAACCCGTCCGCGTGCGACAGCTTACCCGCAAGGAGATCATCGCCAGCGGAGGGCTTTACACCGATCGGGATTTCAAAGTCGGCCCGATGACGCCAGCATACGGCGCGTACGTCAATCAGTTTGCCGGCGGCAACACCGACGCGCAGCTTGACCCCGAAGCGACGATCTACCCCACCGAGGTCATCTGGGCGATGTCGGGTCCTGGGCTTCCCGCGGGCGGCGCGACGTTTTCGAAAGTCGGGGAAGAGGCTACGGCGCTTCATTACTTCATCTTCCTCCGTCAGAGCGGGCGCCAGGATCCGTGAACATCGAGGTCGACGGGCGCGCGGCGATTCAGTCGCTTCACGCGCTCCGGGCGGCGATAGACGCCGCGGTCATCGAGACGGAACGCGCTGTACTCGACGCCACAGCAGAGCACGCGCGCAAGACCACGCTCTTCAATGACCGGACCGGTGCTGGCGTTACGCGCCTCGGCGAGGGAACTCGCGGCAGCATCCGAGCCGTGGTCACTTCAATCGGCGAGGGCTTCGTCGAAGCTGGCGGCGCTGCGCAGTATCTCGAGCACGGCACGCGTCCGCACGAGATCTGGGCGAAAAACGCCTTTGCACTTCGGTTCGAGATCAACGGCACGATTTTCTTCCGGCGCATGGTCCGCCATCCAGGGACCGCGCCTCGACCCTTCATGCAGCAGGCACGCGACTTCGGCGCGCAAGTCGCCGCGTACGGCGCAGACTTCTATCTGGAGCGGGCCATCAAGGCTCACCCGTAGCGAGCGAGCATGACGACAGGCTACGGCGAGTTTCGCGTCGGATCGGTTACTTTTCCGGTCGTATCTCCCGGGACGAATTCCGCGCTTCAGGACCTCGACGGCACATTCTATTACGGCCTCGACTTCTGGGCTGCGATGATCCGCCAGCATGTCGGCGCGCGTCTTCTCTCGATTGTCGCCGGGCTCCAGATGGCGCCATGGCTCAACTCCAACGGGCAGCCGGACGTCGTGCGGCAACAATACCCCTACGACGTGGGGCCGTACCTGACCGAGCTCCAGGCGCAGATGCCGCTGCTCGCGGCGTGGCGCACCAAGACGCAGTACCAGAAGAAGACGGCGAGCTACTACGAGGACCGCTGCGAGTTCACGATCGCGTACATCCTCCCCCCGCTGACCGCGGCGCAGGCTGAGCAGATCATCCCAGTGATGAGGGCCGCGGAAGCAGCGCTACGAAACCGCACGGTTCAGGCGTGGGATCCAAGCTACGCGCCCCCTGGCGGGATACTGGGCCAGCAATTCGACGGCCCCGACTTCGCGAACGTCGACGAGATCGGGCTGGTCGAAGGCGTCCATGGCGCGATGCCCGCGAGCGGGAATTTGTTCTTTCCGGCGCTCATGATGCACGGCTTCGTGACCGAGCGCGACAACGTGGTCCCCGGACAGTTTCCGCCGTTCGCGGGCGCGGACATCACTGAGAACCTCGTCGCCGACGACCTCACGACGGTGCCCACGATCGTTCAGGCGTCCACGCAGCAAGCGCCGACCATCACCGGCCTGTCTGTCGCATCCGGCCCCATTACGGGCGGAACCGCGGTCACCGTCACCGGCACGCTCTTCCTCCAGAAGCCCGGGCCTCCCCTCGTTGTGTTCGGCGTCACGCCAGCCAAAAGCGTCGTGTGGGTCTCATCGACCACGCTCACGTGCGTCACGCCGGCCGTCAGCGGTCCAGGCACGCTCGGGGTCAGCCTTGTCAACGGCGACTCGCAAACCGCCACGCTCCCAAACGCCTTCACGTTCTCATGAGGAATTCATCACCGATGACTCAAATGCTCCGAATGATGGCGGTAGGCGGCGCAGTGGACGGGCACGCCGGACCGATGGTCCCCGACTACGGATCGCAGGCCGTCGGCGTTCGGCGGTACCACGGGCGCCGTATCGACATGACGCTTGGCCCTTTGGTCGAGCACGAAGAGATGGTGAGGGCTCCGAACGGAAAGCAGCAGGTCGTCAAGGTGATGAAGCGCCCCGCGGCGTTCGTCCCGAGCGACGAGCCGGTATTCGAGATCCCGTCGAACACGCCCTACATCGCTGAGTATCTTCGGCACCTTCGCGATGGCGACCTTATCCCCGCCGACGAAGCGACCGCGCAGTTTGCGGGGGTGAGCTTCGACCCAACGTTCGCACGGTCGCTACACCGTATCCACGCCGAAGAAAAGGCGCGCGAGGCTTCCGCACCGAAAGGCGCGACGCTCGCGGACATCAGCGCCGCGGTGGCTGCGGCGATTTCCAAGCCCGTCACTGCAGGCGCCGAAGGAGTTAGCGAATGAGCGCCTCAATCATATTGACCGGCCTCGGGGCTCAATTCCCGAATCCAGGCGTTTACGCGCAGGTGAACTTCGCGGCGGGTCCGAGCGGCCCCGCGCCCGGCGCTCGCAACATCATAATCTTCGGCAACCAGACCACGGCCGGCACGGCGACTAACGACACCGTCGTTTACGGGCCGGATACGCAGACGCCCATCCAGACCGAGCAGGACTGGATCAACCTCTTCGGCGCGGGCGGACACCATCATCGCGCGTTCCTGCGCGTAACGGCGGTGCTCGGGAACAATTCGCCGATCGGCATCTACGGGATCTCGGTAACCCCGAGCGCAGGCGCCGCTGCCACGGCGACGATGACGATTGCCACGACGGCGACGAGCAACGGAAATCATCGTTTCTGGTGCGTTGACCAGTACGTGGACACGCCCATCACGAGCGGCCAGACGGCGACGCAAATCGCTACTGCGATTGTCTCGAGCATCAACTCGCAATTCCGCTGGCCCATCACGGCGGCGAATACGGCTGGGGCCATCACACTCACGGCCGTCAACAAGGGTCCCGAGGGCAACTGGATCCTCGTGCAGGCGCTCATCACGCCAGGCGCGGCAACGATCGGGACAACGACCACGCTGACGGCGAACACGAACCTATCTGGCGGCACGACTGCGGACACGATCGCGGCCGCGCTCGCGACCATCGCGTCAACTCGTTACTACTATCAGATCCTTCACGACACCGACGCGACGAACATCGGTCTTGCCGTCACGCAGGCCAACACGCTCGCTCTTCCGACAACCGGGATTCGTCAGCGAGTTTCCGCTGGCTCGCGCGACACGCTCGCCAACGAGATCGCGCTTGCGACCGGGCTGAATGCCGCGCGCGCAGAACTCTCAAGCGCTCTAGGGTCTGACCTCACCGGACTCGAGATTGCCGCGAACAACTGCGCCATCTATGCGCTCTTTGAGTCGAGCGGCTCCGCATACGGCCCGGGGCGCGACAACTTCTCGCTCTTCCCGACCCCCGCCGGAGGCTTCTGGAGCAACGACCCATCCTACTGGCACCTGATCCCTTCGCGCTCGGTGGCCACCACGGGCCTCACCCAAGCGAACGTCACCAGCGCTCTGAACAACGGGATCACGCCCCTCCAGCCTATCAACAACAACTCTGCGATCCAGCTCGTCAAGCGAATCACGACGCGTTCGCTCAATGGGGCGAACCAGGACTATCGCGTGCGCGACGCGCACCGCGTATCGGTCCCCGATTGGTGGACGGACGACGCGGTCTACCTCACGCAAAACAATTACGGCGGAATGAATATCGCGCCGAACCCGCAGCAGGGTGTGCCGTTCCCGCCGAACTGCACTTGCCCGATCTTCTGGGGCGCCGCGCTTCAGGGGCTCGTCCGAAACTACGAGGCGGCCGGGCAGCTCAAGAACGGAAACCAGATCATCGCAGGGATGATCACGCAGCAGGAAACGAATCCTCCGGACCGCATGTCGAACCTCACTCCGCTGCAAGTGATCGACCTGGCCGACCAATTCTTCATATTGGTCAACCAGGTCGCCTAGTCCCCGTCTCCACGTAACCGACTCTCCTCCGCATCCTCCACAAGCGGGCCGCTGCTCCCATTCGGGATCGGTGGTCCGCTTTTGTTCATTTGTAAG